CAGGTCTTAGGGGATTGCCATAAAGAGGTCATAGAATGGTGGACAAGAGAGGACGCACGTAACTATCAGCTTCTTCTCTTTCCACGTGACCACGGTAAGTCAAGGCTCATTGCTTACAGGGTAGCATGGGAATTAACTAAAGACCCTACACTACGTATCCTGTATATCTCTGCTACAGCAAACCTCGCTGAGAAACAACTTAGTTTCATTAAAGGTATCCTTACCTCAGAAATCTATAGACGTTACTGGCCTGAACACATCCACGCTGAAGAGGGTAAACGTACACGGTGGACTAACTCAGAGATCAGCTTAGATCACCCACTACGTAAGCAAGAGAATGTCCGTGACCCTAGTATCTTTACAGGTGGCTTGACTACATCACTGACAGGTTTACACTGTGACATTGCTGTACTTGATGACGTAGTTGTAGCTGAGAATGCTCTTACCCTAGAGGGCCGTAACAAGGTAGCAAGTCAGTACTCATTGCTGTCATCTATCGAAGGTGCTGACGCTAGGGAGTGGGTAGTAGGTACACGGTATCACACCAAGGACTTGTACAATGATCTGATGGAGATGAAAGAAGTTCTCTATGATGATCAGGGTGAACAGGCAGGGGAAGATCAGATATACGAAATCTTCGAGAAGCCTGTAGAGAATCGTGGTGATGGTACTGGTGAGTTCTTATGGCCTAAACAACAACGTAAAGATGGTAAGTGGTTCGGGTTCGATATAGCTACACTCGCTAAGAAACGTGGTAAGTATCTCGACAAAGGTCAGTTCAGAGCACAGTACTACAACGATCCTAGTGATCCAGATAACGTACCTGTAACACGAGACAAGATACAATACTTCGATAGGAAGCACGTAGTCTTAGACAATGGGTTCTGGTACTACAGAGGTAACAAACTAAACCTCTTTGCTGCTATTGACTTTGCGTTTAGTACGAGAGCTAAAGCTGACTACACTGCCCTAGTTCTTGTAGGCGTAGATGCAGATAATAATGTTTACGTTCTAGACATCGACAGGTTTAGAACAGAACGTATATCAGAGTACTTCGATCACATCTTTGATATGCACGACAAGTGGTCATTCCGTAAGCTACGAGCAGAGGTTACTGTTGCTCAGATGGCTATCGTGAAACAACTAAAAGAGTTAATTAAGGAACATGGTCTAGCACTAAGCATTGACGAGTTCAGACCTAACAAACAACAAGGTAATAAACAAGAGCGTATTGCTGCAGTTCTAGAACCTAGATATGACAACCTTCAGATGTGGCACTACAGAGGTGGTAACACACAGTACCTAGAGGATGAATTATCTAGTAGGAACCCACCGCACGATGACGTTATCGACGCTCTAGCATCTGCCGTAGATATGGCTGTGCGTCCAACTCGTAACCTTAACAGGAAACGTGATAGCAATATTGTCTGGGCGAATAGCCGTTTCAGAGCAGGGAGTAGGTAATGAACACTATTGATATTGAAAATCTTATTGATCCAGATAACCTTGCTGTAGACATTGCAGATAAGTGGAGACTGTGGCATCAGCTACGTAACTCTTGGATGGAAGGTACTAAGGAGTTACGTAACTACGTATACGCTACAGATACGACTACTACTGCTAACGCAATCCTTCCTTGGTCTAATACAACGACTACTCCTAAGATTACACAGATTGCAGATAACCTACACGCTAACTACTTCGCTACGTTGTTTCCACAACAGAAGTGGATGAAGTGGGAAGCAGACACTCGTGACTCAGCACGTAAAGAGAAACGTGAGATCATTCAATCCTACATGGATAACAAAGTATCTCAGTCAGGTTTCGTTACTACAGTCTCTGACATTATTCAGGATTGGATTCTGTACGGTAACTGCTTCGGTATGGTTGAGTGGCACGATGGTTTTACTACAAAGGAAACAGGCGAATACATTCCTAAGTATGTAGGACCGAAGCTTGTTCGTATCTCACCATACGACATCTGTTTTAATCCAACAGCATCATCATTTGAAGACTCACCTAAGATCATTAAGAGCATCAAGTCTCTTGGTGAGATTAAGCGTATGATCGACTCAGACCCTAACAACGAATACTTACAGGGTGTGTTCGAGAAGATGATGTCTGCTCGTAAGAATGTACGAGGCACAGACGGTCACTTCGACAAGGCTGAAGGTTTTATTGCTGATGGTTTCACTAGCATTGAGCAGTACTACGAATCAGACTACGTAGAGATTATGACATTCTACGGAGACATCTACGATCAGATGTCAGGTGAGCTAATGTCAGATCGTGTGATTACTATTGTAGACCGTGCTCACGTACTAGACAATCAAGAGAATCCATCATGGATGGGCAAGGCTCCTATATTCCATAGTGGATGGCGTAACCGTCCTGACAACCTATACGCAATGGGTCCACTAGATAATCTTGTAGGTATGCAGTACCGCATTGATCACCTAGAGAACTTGAAAGCAGATGTGTTTGATCAGATCGCTTATCCTATCTTGAAAGTAAAAGGTGACGTAGAAGACTTCGACTTCGAACCTGGTGCTCGTATATACATGGGTGAAGAAGGTGATGTAGGTTACATGGCTCCTGATGCTACTGCACTAAATGCAGACCTACAGATTCAAGTCTTAGAGAATAAGATGGAAGAGATGGCAGGTGCTCCTCGTCAAGCTATGGGTATCCGTACCCCAGGTGAGAAGACTGCATTCGAAGTACAGACACTACAGAACTCTGCATCTCGTATCTTTGAACACAAGGCTGCACACTTCGAGCGTACATTCATTGAACCTATCTTGAATACTATGCTTGAGAATGCACGTAGATACATGAACAGATCAGATACTATTCGTGTACTAGATGAAGATCAGGGCTTTATGAAGTTCCTAGATATTACTCGTGAAGACATTACGTCTAGCGGTAAGATTGTACCAGTAGGAGCAAGACACTTTGCTGAACGTGCTCGTAGACTACAGAATCTAATACAGATGGCTGCAGTTAAGGCACAAGACCCTACTGTTGCACCGCACTTGTCAGGTAAAGAACTAGCTCGTATCATTGCCTATGAACTTGGTGAACCAACCTTGTTTGCAGATAATGTTGCAGTAGATGAACAAATGGAAACACAATCTAAAGTTCAAGACCTACAAGCTGCAAATGAAGAGAGACTAATGGAAGCCTCAGAGATGGGACTATAAGGAGTTTATCATGCCAGCAAAAGGTCAACCGTACAAGAAAAAAGGCGGTAAGAAAAAGTAATGCACTCAGCTTGGACAAAAGGTCTAAGGGGTGAGGAAAAAGCCAAGCGCATCGAAGAAGTACTGTACTACAGAAATGCCTTTGATGACTTGCAAGATGTTATCGAACAGACACTATATAAGAAAGAATCTGTTCGTGACTACGGCCCAGGATGGGCTGAAAAACAAATAGCAGTGAATGAGTACAATGCTGCTCTAGATGATCTGCTAAGACTAATAGACCTCAACCGTAAGGATCATAAAGAATAATGTCAGTTTTTGATGAAGACAAGTCTGTAGCCACCCAACCACAGGAGACTCAGACACAAACCGAGACTACGCAGCAAGAAACCTCACCACAGGAATCTTACTTGCAGAAGCTCGTAGAGACACGTGGTGAGAACTGGAAAGACCCCGAAGTACTTGCTAAAGGTAAACTTGAGGCTGATGCCTATATCAAGAACCTTGAGGATCAACTTGCAAATATGCGAGAAGATTTATCTAAGCAAGACTATGCGGCCCAGTTGTTACAACAACTAGAGACAAAGGCTTCGGCACCCACCAACGAAAATCCTCTAGAGTCCAATAACAATAATAACGGTGGCACGAATACTGAAGGTAACACCAACCTCGCAGTGAGTGAAGATGATTTAAAAAGCCTTGTTGAAAAAACTCTTACAGAACGTGAGAAGCAAGCTACTGTTCAGGAGAACATTCGTCAGGTGGATGTAACACTTGAAGAAATCTACGGAACAGAAGCACGTAACGTACTCGTTAACAAGTCGCAAGAACTTGGAATTAGTATGGAGCGTATGCAGGAACTTGCATCTGAATCTCCCTCTGCTTTCTTTGCTTTGCTAGGAGAGAAGCAACAGACCTTTAAGCCTATAACTCAAGGGTCAGTTCGCACAGAGTCTGTAGGGACAACAACTGGCGGTGAGCGTGATTTTAATTACTATCAGAAGCTTCGCCGTGAGAATCGTAACCTATACTACACACCAAAGGTACAACAACAGATGATGGAAGATCGTCAACGCCTTGGTAATAGGTTCGGTATTTAATCACAACTTTAAATAAGGAGAGTCAGTATGTCTATGACAACTGGTAATGTTTCTCTCTTAACTCGTGCAGAGGTATGGTCGGGCGAGCTAAAAGAGATTCTACGTGACGAGATGATGGCACAACGCTACGTGCGTATGCTTGAAGGTTTCCCAGATGGTGACACATTCAAGATTCCATCAATCGGTCAAGCGCAAGTGGACAACTACGCTGAAGATACAGCGGTTCAGTACCGTCCACTAGATACAGGTCAGTTCACATTTAGTGTTGACAAGTATCTATCATCAGCTACTTATATCACTAAGAAAGCTAAACAAGACATGTTCTACATGAACGAAATGGTTTCTCGTTTTGTTCCTGAACAAGAACGTGCTATCATGGCGCACTTCGAAACAACAACTATGGCTGCTCCAGAAGCAGGTGTTTCAGCAAACTCTAACGAGTCTATTGATGGAGTTGAGCACCGTTGGGCAGCAGGTGGTACAGGCGCAGTTATTACTGTGGAAGACTTTGCACGTGCTCGTCACGTATTGAAAAAAGCAAATGTTCCTGATCGTAACCTTGTTGCTATCGTTGACCCATCAGCAGAGTATACATTGAATACTCTACAGAACATTGCTAACGTGTCAAACAACCCACGTTTCGAAGGTCTTGTTCGTGATGGTATTGCATCTGGTATGCAGTTCGTTGCAAACGTATACGGATTCGATGTATACACATCTAACTACCTAGCTGACGTTACTGATGGTGCGTTGCCTACTGCTGCAAATGCAAACGTAGACTTCTCATCTGTAAACGGTAAAGCTAACTTGTTCTTCTCTGCGGATCAGACTGCTAACCCATTCGTGGGTGCATGGCGTCAGATGCCAGAAGTGGACTACGAATACAACAAAGACTTCCAACGTGATGAGTTTGTTACAACTGCTCGTTACGGTGTCAAGTTGTACCGTCCTGAGAACATGGTTCGTGTTGTATCGAAAACTAACGTCTAATTAAGATAAGGGGAAAGATACATGTCTTACAATAACGCAGACGGACTTCGTGTTCTAACTAACAATGATCAGGGTGCTGCAGTTGATGCAGGTAACACCGCTGTTTCAGAAGTAAAAACACTTGTAATTGATATTGCAGATGCGACTGAGCTAGGCTCTTCGGCTGCAACACCAGTAGCGAATGACCCAGTTATTCCTGCTAACTCTTACATTACAGGTGCTCACCTGTTGGTAACAACAGCCTTTACTTCAGCCGGTTCAGCAACCTTGACAATCGGTGCGTATGACTCTGCAGGTTCTGCTATTGATGCCGATGGTATTGATGCAACCATTGCACTTACAGCATTGAACGCTACAACTAAAGCAGTCGCATGTAACGGTGCTCTAGTAGGTGGCGCAGTGATGACAGGTGCTTCAGATGCATACATCAAACCTAACTACGGTACTGCAGCGTTTACTGCAGGTGCTGCTAAGTTGGTTATTACTTACATCGAAACATAATACTACTAGGTAGTCCCTTCGGGGGCTACCTTACTTGCTCTAGGAGAAACAATTAAATGGCAAACGTAAACCACTCAGCACTTACAGACCCTTATCTCCATGAGCCGAAGGGGGCATCTACTGCTAGTTCAGGAGATGTGTATGTTGCAAATGGTTCAGGATCGGGTGCGTGGACTTCACGTCGATCTATGATCACTGCACACTTTGATGATATTTCTACATCATCAGATATTTATTTACCAATGCCCTACGCAGGTACAATATCTAAGATACAAACTACATTATCAGGTGCTATAACAGGCAGTGATGTAATATTTACTTTTTATAACTCTGCAGGAAGCTCTATGGGTACAATAACTGTTGCTCAATCAGGTTCTGCTGCAGGAGATGTTGATGTTCTAACACCTGCTTCTAACAACACAACTACAGCAAGTGACTATATTAGAGTAAACTGCAATGGTGGTGCTTCATCACATACTGACTTGTGGTTTGTAGTTTCAGTGGATGGTTCATAATGAAAAGAACATTACTACAGATAGTACAGAACATTCTATCAGACATGGATTCTGAGGATGTCAATAGCATTAGTGACTCTATAGAAGCTGAACAAATAGCATCTGTAGTACGTGATGTTTACTACAACATGGTATCTACACGTATGATACCTGAACACCAAGAATTAGTTAAGCTTGTAAGTCTGTCTAACTCATCACGTCCGACACACTTTCAAGTACCCGACTCTGTAAAACGCATAGACTTCATTCGTTATAACGTAAGTACTACAAGCGATACAGAGTTTAAAGAGATACAATACATAGAACCTTTGTTGTTCTTGACTTTACACCAAGACGGTGATAATATAACTACAGTCTACGATGTGAACGGTAACACACCACTACTTATTCGTAATGACCAGATGCCTACTTACTACACATCATTTGATGATCTGCATATCGTTATGGACTCACATAAGAGTGATACAGATCAGATTCTAGCACAGAACAAGACACAGGCACTAGGTCATAAGATTCCTACATTCACAATCAGTGACAACTTCACCCCAGACTTAGATGAAGTACTGTTCCCATACTTGATTGCTGAATCTAAGTCTACATGCTTCTCACTATTCAAGAGTGGTGTAGACCAGAAGATCGAACAAGCTGCACGTAGACAGAAGTCATATATGCAGAGTGATATGTATAGAGTGAAGAAAGAAAATAAAAGGCCGTACTATGGTAGACGTTGATTTCGAGATTGATTACGACAACAAAACCTTAAAGGCGACATGCACAGAAAAACTAAGCACTCCGATCCATGTAAGAAAATCACCAGATGGCTTTATATTCTTCGAGGTCCATGTAGAAAAAGGCAAGGTTCCAGGCGATTTAAGTGGAAAGTACACATCTCTAGATAACGCTAAGAAAGCTATACAAGTATACCTAAATAATATTACTCCTTCTAAGGCTGTTCGCAGAGAGGCTTTCGGTAAGGACTACGAGGAGCGTAAGAAACGAAATGCCACAGAGTCTAACGCAAAGGGTAGTTAACACATTTGTTAAAGGTTTGATTACTGAGGCAGGTGAACTTACTTTCCCACCAGACGCATCAGTAGATGAACTAAACTGTGACCTTCGTCGTGACGGTTCTCGCCGTAGACGTAAAGGTGCAGCTAAAGAAACTAACTTCGAACTATCTAGCTTTACTGTAGCAGATGATGCTATCACTACAACAGGTGCGTGGTACAACGTAGGTGGGCAGTCAGGTCTAGAGTTTCTAGTATTTCAGAATGGTTCTACTCTACACTTTTATAATAAGTCTGGCATTCCTTTCTCAGCTAACATTGAAACAGCTACAGTAAACTTACTTACTTATGAGGTAGCAGGTAGTGTTGGAGCATCTAACGCTAAGTGTACTTTTACTTCTCTTAAAGGTGCGTTGATTGTAGTATCAGAAGCTATTAATCCAATCTACATTGAACGTGATAACGTAGCAGAAACACTTACAGTTACTCAGATTGATTTCCGTGTACGTGACTTTGATTGGCAAGGTGACACTACAGAGTATGATGAATCTAAAGCAAGTCCTTCAGATGAACGTAAGTATGATACACAGAACGCAGGATGGGTAGCACCTAACGGTGACACTGCATTGAGTGCATACCAGACTGCAAACTCTAGTAAACACCCACCTCTGACACATCCTTGGTATGCAGGTAAAGATGCTACAGGTGCATTCGATGCGGCTGAGTGGGCAGAGATTTATACTGGTAACAGTCTTACAGGTAATGGTCACTTCATTCTAGACTTCTTCAGTAAAGATCGTGCTACTGTATCAGGTATCTCAGGACTTACTACAGAGACTGAAGGTAGTAGATTTAAAGCAGTAGCTACTTTTGCAGGTCGTGCATTTTATGCAGGTCTAAATAGTTCTAAGAACACAGACATTATTTTATTTAGTCAGTTGATTGATGACTTCTATCAGCTAGGTGAATGTCTACAACAGAACGATCCTACATCAGAACAGATCAGTGACGTTCTTGATACTGATGGCGGTACAATCCGAATAGCAGGTGCTGTTGGTATTAAAGTACTCTACGTTATTGATGCTAGTTTGTATGTCTTTGCTGATAACGGTGTATGGCGTATCGAAGGTATTGATGGTGTCTTTGCTCCTACAGCATTCGCAGTTAAAAAGATCACAGACGTAGGTATTGTTAGTCAGGGTAGTTTTGTTATTGCTGATGGATCGCCTATCTGGTGGAGTAAGAATGGTATTCACACATTGCAATTCGATGCAACAAGTGGTCGTCCTGTAGAAAGTAACTTAACTATCTCTACCATTCAAGCTTATTGGGATCGTATTCCTAATGACTCTAAGAATAAACTTACATCTATCTTTGATCCTGTAAACAAACGTGCTTACTGGGCGTGGCCTGATGGTGATGAAACAGTAGAGTCTAAAGTAAATAACATTCTAGTTCTTGATGTACCTTTGAAAGCATTCTATCCTTGGTATGTTGAAGATGAAACAGGAGATACAGATGCCATCATTGGTATTGAGTTCTTCTCTGGATTCGGTGCTGCAGCTTCTACACTTGATGTTGTAACTAGCGCAGGTGATGACGTTATAACTTCTGCAGGAGATGATGTTGTCTCTATTCAGAACTTAGCAACTACAGGTTCACCTGCAATCATCTTGATCATTCGTGATGGTGCTACAGATAAGATGACTATGGGTTCCTTCACAGGAGAAGACTTCTTAGATTGGGGTACAACAAACTACAGTTCCTTTGCTGAAGCAGGTTATGACTTCATGGGTGACCTACTCTTGAAGAAGACTGCACCCTACATTACAACTTACATGCGACTAACTGAGACTGCATGGGAAGGTAATGAGACAGACGGATACGCACCAGATAAACCATCATCTATGTTAGTATCTGCATTCTGGGACTTCAAGAACAGTAGTTCTAGTACTGCACAACAAGCCTACAGATTTAAGTCTATGCCTGTTGTAAATGCTAACAACCTTCTAGACTTTGATTACCCTGAAACAGTAATCACTACTCGAATGAAAGTACGTGGTCGTGGTCGATCAATGCGTATCAAGTTCGAAAGCGAACAAGGTAAGGACTTCGTTCTACTTGGATACTCAGTTCTTGGTGGAGTTAACCAAACACACTAACTTAGGAGACTTCATGTCTTATACAATACGTGACGCTAACCATAGCGACATCTTAGATATAACGATTGCAGCAAAGCTATTCTCTAAAGAAACTAACCACCCTGCTTTGAATACAATCAATCCTAACAAAGTAGCTACTACACTACAACAACTAATAGATAGTGATGCAGGTATAGTAAAGGTTGCTTGTTTTAACACAGAGATCGTAGGTGCTATTGCAGGAGTAATGACTGAACTGCCTATCAATGATCTTGTAGTATCACAAGAGTTAATGTTGTGGTTAGAACCTGAACATAGAAACGGTAAGACTGCTCCTAAACTCATTGATGGTTATGTTGAATGGGCTAAACAAAAAGGCTGTAACTACGCAAGACTATCTGCTCTTGATGTAGTACTTGATGGTAAGGCAGGTATTCTATTTAAACGTAAAGGCTTCAAGCCAATAGAAACTGCATATATAAAGGAATTATGATATGGCTGTATTTACTGCGATTGGTGCTGTTGTAGGTGGTCTTGCAGGTGCTGCTGTCGCTACAAGTGCTGTAGGTGCTGCGATAGGTATCACAAGCGTAGCTGCGGCTGTTGTAGGTGGTGCTATTATTGGTGGTGTTGTAGGTAGCAAGATAGATAAGAACATCGCTGCAGCAAAGGCCGCACAACAAACGGCTACAGAAACAGGCGAACAGATAACAGAGATTCAAGAAGAAGTAACTCAGGTATCTACGGCACAGATAGGTGTTCAGAAAGAGATTATACAGAAGCAAGCAGAACAAGATAGGTTAGCTGTACGTAGACAACGACGAAGTGCTATCCGACAAGCTCAGATTGCACGAGCACGTCAACAGAACATAGCACAGGCTGCAGGGGCTGCAGGATCATCTGCCGTATCTGGTGGTGCTGCGTCTATCGGTTCTAACTTGTCGGCTGCTCTTGGTTACTCTACACAACAGTCTGGACTATCTGAGCAGATTACACAAGCTAACCAACGATCTGCAGACCTTCAAGGTCAGATTAATGCTCTCTACGGTAAGGCTAACGTCCTACAAGGACAGCAATCACTAGCTCTAGCTCAAGCAGGATTGTATCAGAGCCGTGCATCTAGCATTATGGGTATTGCAAGTACTGCATTCCAAGTGGGCGCAGGTATTATCTAAGGGAAACCTAAATGGAAAACTTA